TGAGTAGTGGCCTTTCTCCATCTCCCATACCGTGACCCTGGTTTGGGATTAAGATAAATGAGGTTAACAAGAATATTAACAAGAAACAGAGCAAGCAGATTGCTGAGTTGCAGAAGAAGTTTTCCAGCTTAAAAGCATTGGCGAGTATGCCAAAAAAGGCTAGAAGGAAGGTTGCTAAAACTTCGCGTGTAGCCACAGGAGGACGGCACCCATTGCACCCTCAGATTACGGCTTTGGTCAACCCTTTTGTGACGTCACCTGGTGTAGCTCAGCATTTAATTGATGCTATGCCATCTCAGAAGTATACCGTGAGGTCTCGTACTTCAGTGTCTGTAGCGGCTTCCGGGTCTATGTTGGGATTGATATCCCCTTATTGCTGGAATGATTCCTCTAATTACCCCTCTGGTATAGTGTATGCGGGTGCTACTGCTACTATAGAAGCTTCTCTAGTTAGGATGTTTAATGACCCCACTGCTGGGTCATTAGTGTCCCCTGCTGGTATAACCACTACTGATTTGTTCCCCGTTCGCCCTTGGGCATCTGGTAACGGTAGAACCGCCAGGTTGGTGTCATATGGTTTGCGTGTTCGCTACACTGGCACTGCATTGAATGCAAATGGTACTTTTAAACTGTTGGCCACCCCACACGGTGAGGTTGATATGACTGGGTTTAATGCCACTACTTACAATGGTATTATCGGTAATATTAATTCCAATCATCAAACCCAGATGAAGTCCATTTATGATCGTGCTGTGTACACTTTTAATTTCATCGGAAATGATGAATGGTCTCAGGCTGGAACTGGCGCTGATCAGGATGAAGACGTAGATGTGTCCGTAGTTGGGCAAGCAAGTTCGGTTAAGCGTATGTCAGAGCCCGGTGCATTCTTTTATTACTTGAATAATGCTAGTAGTGCAGTGCAATTTGAAATTGAATTGATAGAGAATTGGGAAGTTAGGGGTTCTTCAGTGGCTCCATTTTACACTGATTCTCATTCTGCTCCTGAATTGCACCATGAGATTATGAACACTATCAGCACTGCGCACATGAAGGCTGGCGCTTCAGGTGAATCGTTTTCCAAAGTTGTTGGTACGGTCGCTAAAGCTTCAAAGTCACCTCTTGGAAAGGCGGTTTTAGCCGCCGCCTTAGCGTAACTTTCTTTGGTTGATCATTGTTTAGCTGCATGGCACTTTTTGTGCAGGTGTGTCTGCGCATGTGGCTATAACAATGAAGCTCCTCCATTACCCTAGGATTAAATAGTCAACCTCTCGACTATAAATTGAGAAGAGTCACAGGCGATAAGGCATTCGTAGTGACTAATGAGGATTTGGTTTGACATCCAGGTTCAATAGTGCAGTCGTCAACAGGTTAAGTGGTGAGACATGAACACCACATTAATGAGAGCACGTTCGTAGTGAGCTTGGAAACACTGTAGAGCAACAGTTTGTTAAGAGTGAAGCTGGAAGTGCATAAACTGACAGGCCACAATTAGGCTAAATTATTACAAAACACATAAATTTTTGACTGAAGCAACAGTTATGATGGTAGCCCATCTATTCCGTAAGTTTCGGTACCATGGCAAGTCTAATTACAAACATCGTTTCGACCGCGGAGCTTCAGGATATTAGCGCATCAATTGACACGTGTCATATGGATACAAGGGCCCACCTTGAGGCGAAAGCCGGGCAGGTAACCAATGATAACGCTCATATGAGCCTACCTGATGTATGTCCTCCCGCGAGAGGCGAAGCTGCGGCCCAGCACATTTTACCCACTGACTTTCCCCCTTTGAAACGGCTAGCCACCGGTGAAGAGGGGGTTGTGGTGGAAGGGGGAAGAGGGTCCCCAGAAGAGGTTGTACATGCTACATCAACCTCACCCAAACCAGTTAGTCCCTGCTCTGGTGTTAAAAAGCAGAAGAAGACGCCCGGTCCCCAGGAGCGCAATGGTTCTAAAAAACCACGGAGTCCCAACACTCAGGACACTGGGAAGAAATCGACCACTAACTCACAGAATGCTAGTCGTAGAGTTGATCAAAAGGACAAAAAGGGCGATAAAAAGGCCTTAAATGATCCTTCTGTCACTAGCGAGACTACACTAGCCACAGGGTCTATTATTACAACGCACACGGTAC